CGGGGCGATCTGATGATCGCGGGTATGAGCGGGCCGTCCGTAACCGAGGACGACCCGCGATACGAGTTGCACTTATAAAGCAATCAGTGTGATCCAAATCTTTGAACGGTCTAACCAGCTATAACTGGCTGACCCTAACCTAAGCCGGGAAGCAAGCGGCCATTTCCAGTCACGCACTCGTCGTGCTCATTTTGTCCCGGCCTGTCCTGCTTCGTTACCTGTCACGGCAATCGCTTCTGGCAACTCATATCTATCCGGATTTCATTGGACTAACTGGCTTGGGCAAGCTCCGAGGCCTTCCTGTAGCATCCGCCTTTCGTGAGCAGCGCCCAAACAACCCTTGCTGTTTTATTCGCCAACGCCACCGCCGCCACCTTGAAAGGGCGTCTCTCAAGTAGTCTAAGTTGCCATGGCGAACCCTTTCCATACCGGCGGACAGCAATCAAGACAGACACAGCTGCGATATAAAGGAGCGAGCGTAACTCTCGGTTTCCCATCTTTGATATCCGCGTCTGTTTGGATTTTCCTCCAGTCGAATTCGACCGCGGTGTTAGCCCCAGCGATGAAGCGAAATGGCGCGCTGATTTAAACGAGTTCGGATCTGGCACGTGCGCTTTGATGGTTGAGGCTATCAAGGTTCCAATCCCAGGAATGCTCGTCAGCCGCTGTACGTCGTCATCCTTTTTAGCTTCTGATGCGATTCGTGCGTCAATGGTCTTGATCCGCGCTGTGAGAAGGTCAATCTCCGAGAATATCTCATCGAGCACAAATCTCGCGCTGGGCGGGATGTTTCTATCCGTCTCAGCTTTGAGAGCCGCTGCCAATTTACCTACGTTGGTGACACCGGTTTCGGCGACTAAACCGAACTCCGCCAGGTGACCGCGTAGTGCGTTTACCGCGTTTGCTTTCTGGCGAACGAAAAGCGATCGTGTGCGCATAAGCATTGCATAGGCCTGCGGTCCCGCGGTTTTGATAGGCACGGCTCTAATACCTGGCTGCCTCAATGCTGTATTGATCGCCGCTGCGTCTGTGGCATCAGTCTTTCCACGGATGACAAACGGCTTGACCCGCTGGGCCGGCAGTATACGGACCTCGTGTCCAAGGGAGCTAATCTCCCGAGCCCAATAATGGGAGCTTCCACACGCTTCCATCCCAACCAGGCATGGATCCAGTTTTTCAAAGAAAGCAAGCAGGTCATGACGGCGAATCTTCCGAGTGAAGATCGTCGCGCCTTGCGAATCTGTGCCGTGCACTTGAAAGACCTGCTTTGCCAGATCGAGGCCTACAGTTAGATGATAATCCAAATCTTGATCCTCTCATTCGATTGAACGACAGGAGCGACGATACAAAAAACACATAAGAATTTTAAAGAGCAAATATAGCGAGGATACCGCCAGACGTTGATGGGGCGGTGGGGTTTAGACCGGCGCAAAGTTTCGGCCTAATACAGCCGGCATGAACATAGAGGATCATATGTCTCTTGTCGCTTGTCTACTTCTATCTGCTCTAGCGCAGTTCATCTGGGTTATTCACCGCCTTCTGGTCATGCGCCAGACATTCCCCCTGCGTCCAGACGCCAGCCCCGCAAACCCCTGCCACGGTGTTGTCGATCGCTTCCTGGTCGGTGGGTGTGGCGCCACGCGCGCCAATCAGCGACGTCCCGATGATTGCCCTAGCCGTGCGGGACAGCTGGCCCTTCGAGGCACTGACCTGTTGAGTTGAGGTACACGCCGCCGCGCTCACGGCACATGCGACGGTTAAAGCGAGCCTTGTCAGCTTCATTGCTCAGTTCTCCTACGGCTTTGTCGGTTGCTGCCTGCATGGTGGCGCGCTCGACGGCGCGGGCCTCGTCCTTGGCGTCCGGTAGCCACCAGACGGCATTGATGGTGGTGAAGACGGCGAAGCCGAGCGCCAGTCCGGCGGCCGCACCGATCGCCATGCTGATCTTGTCGGTGATCATGGTTCTACGGCCGCACGGATCTTGCCGACCGCCGAGACGATGGAGTTCTGAAGCAGGAGACCGAGGATCAGCGTGGCCAGGATGAGGATTGCGATCACCGCCACGACTTGCCAGTCCATGCCGGCGAAGGCCGCGAGGCCAAGGCCACCGAACGAGCCGCCACCACCAAAGAGGCCGAAGATGTTGAACTTGCGCTTTACTTGCGTCTCGACGGCGACCGGCACCACTGGCTTCTCTTCAGTCACCGGCGACGCGGAAAAGGCCGCCATCTGTACCGACGCCCCCGAAATAGCGAGAAGATCCTTGTGCAAAGCCGCTCGAGTCTTCGGCCCTACGTCGCCGTCGACGTTGAGGCCGCGCTCAGACTGATAGCGCCGGAGGTCGGCCTCGGTCGGCTGGTAGCCAAGCAGAACGAGCGAGATCCGGCCGTAGTAGTCGATGCGGTCGACCAGGCCGTTCTTCCCGCCGTTGATCTTCTTGGTGATGGTCTCGATGTCGTTCCGGTCGGCATAGGCGTTCAGGTTCCGGGTCGACCAATACCAGAGCGGTACCAGGCCTTCCCACGGATCGGTGTTAACCAGATCTGGCTGCGCCACGAAGTCCGGCGGGTTGAAGCCCTTCTCCCGGCACCAGTCGCGGAAGGCCGCATAGTTCGACTTGCCGGTGATCTGAATGCCGGCGCGGCCGCGGTAGAGGTAGCCGTCACCATCGGCTGCCGGCGTGTTGCCGAGATCGGTGCGGGTATCATATCGGGCCTGTGCAGCCGTCGGTCCCCAGATTTCCTGATCGAAGCGGAAAGCGCCGCTCTCGTGCATCAGTTGCGCGAGGTAATGCGCGACCCGGTGCGGCCGGTTCAGTCCCAGCCCCAGCCCGAACTTGTCGAGAGCGACGAGGACCGAGTTCATATTGCCTTCGTTGACACGCGATTTTGCAGCCGCGCGGATCTGCGCGGCAGTGATGACGCTCATAGGAATTTCCTTTGTGGTGGAGTTTAGAAGGCCGCTAGCGCCGAGAAGCCGCGCAAAAAGGTCTAACTAGAATTGGGGGGATGACTTATCTCAGGTTGTCTGCAATGTTCCCGCCGCCAAGAGACTGTTGAGGGCTCGAACGGGAAAAACGGGCGAGCCCTCTCTTTTTTCTGAACCTGTTGTTCTGCATCGGGTTGAGGGCCTGCATTACGGCGGACCGATGCAGGCCCTTGCACGGCTTGCCTTAAATCAGTTCGGCCAAACGATAGCCGTGATGCCGCCGATGAACTCTTCAATGGTCGGAGGTGCGATCTCGCCGGCCTCGACCGCCGCGAGCTGCTGGAACATGTGGATCAAAGCGGCATCCCGCCAGGCAATGTAGGCTTCCGCCTCCGCTGCCCATTGGGGATTTGTGCTGCCGACGTAGCTGACGATGGTCATGCGGTTGTCGTATTGCCGCTGAGCCGCGACAGCGTCGAGATGATGATCGAACGCGAGCTTGTAGTGATCAAGCGTCGGAGCAATGCCAGGTAGGATTGCGGTCCCCCAGGAAGTCAACATCAGAAGTTACCCCACTGCGCTCCACCCGCAGAGACAATGGTCTTCTTGCCGGTCAGGTTGCGGAAACGGTATTTCATGTTCATGCCGCTCGGTTGAGAAGCGAGGCTGGCGTCACCCTGATAGAGTTTCTTACCCCCGACATCCGAGATGAGCGCCATCGCTGCGGTTGCCCAGGTAGCGCCGTTGTCTCTGGAGATTTCGCCCACGAAATCGGTGTTCGGGATCAGCGTGTCACTGCCAACACCAGTTTCGATCAACACGCGACCCTTTGCCGGAGAGCTCGTCGAAGCTACGGCTACCGATTCCAGAACCATATCGTCATAGACCTTGGCAGCCGTTTTCCCTTCAATCCCCCTGAAGGCGATGAAGTTACCGGCGGCAAGTGCGGTGTAGGTCGCCGGTGCGGCGACGTCAGCTTCTTGAGCCGTTGCCTTCGAATAACCGGCGATCATCCCCGCTCCAAACTGAGCCTGGTCGAGGATGCCTGACGTAGCAGGGCAATCGAACGATATGATCAAATCCCTAGAAATATCGGGCACGAAAGGCACCCAATCAGACCAATGATCAGTCAAAGCAATGGGAGTGAAGCCATTATTCCCGCCAAAGGTGACGCGCGTAATCGTAGCGGGGTCCATATCCCACGCATTGCCGGCCGCAGCTTTGTGGCCGATGAATACATTCGCTATCTGCTTTTGAGCACCGCTTAGCGATCCTCCCAAACATATGCGAAGGTAATCAGCCGTCTGTCGAAGCATGCTCGCAGAAAGAACCCCCCTGAAGGTGTAAACGGTCGCTATAGCCGCACTGTTGATGCGGGTTCCGCGAAGGGTGGTAATCGTCGTCTTCAGCTCGCGGGGATACCATTGGAAACCAACAGCATCATAGAGAGCCAATTTTGTCTGGGACGACCCATCACCGTAAGCCGCTACAGGTGGCGTGAAATTATCGAAATTTCTCGCGATACCCTTCGAGACACGGAGCTCATCCATATGCCCGTTGAACGGGAGGGTGCCGTCCAGCGCGGCGCCTATAAAAGGGCCAACCGCATGGACGATATAGCTATTGGCATCCGCATATGTTGCACCTTCCTGAACGCCGTTCAGAAACAGTTTGGTTGATCCAGCTTGTCTCAAGAGCTTTATATGATGCCACGCGTTCAAGGCGATGACTGTTGTTCCAACAATACGGTTTGCAGCCGAAACATAGTAAGCAAGAACGTTGGCATTCGTGATGTACAGATATGGCGCAACGGAAGTTGCTGCGGTCCTGAAGTCAAGCAAGGTGTGCTGAACGCCTGAGGCAAGGCGATATATCCAAAAGTCTACTTCAAAGTCGCCTGTACCGAACGCGAAATCACTGGAGCCATCGCCGAGAAGCCGGCAGTTCGCGGTTTGGTCAAACAGGGCCGAGAACCCGCCAAATCGAGACTGCGCATCGCTGATCTGAAACGATCCTTGAGGCGTCCAGTAGTGACGCGGCGATCCGGAGGCATAGTCTTCATAGGCACTGTCTCGGACGGTCTTCTTGCCAGCTACAGGTCCATCGAAATGGAGAAGAGAAACGGTGAACGGGTCACGCCCGCCGTTCGGAAGATTGATGCCGGCCGTGTTGCGATAAGAGTCCGCAAATCCCCCGTTCATCCCCTGTATGCTGCCTGTCAGGTCAGCAAGAGCCAAGGCAAACGCGGCGTCATTCTTGCCGCCTGCGTTCGCAGCCAAAACCTCGATCGCCGTCTGGAGCGTTGCTGGCGCATCCGGAAGCCCGGCAACCGCATTATCGAACGACACGTCGGCTGCCGTTGTTGCAAGCCAATCCTTCGCCTCCTCATTCGTCAACGCCTTGAGGACTTTGCCGGTCTCGCCGTCAAAACCAACAAGCGCCCCGTCCTCCGATGCTGCCGGCCCGGTTACAAGATCGGCGACCAGCTTGCCTCCATCGTCGATCGCCTTGCCGGTATTGCTGCTGAAGGCGGCGACGCGGCCGACCGTAGCGCCACCCGGCCCTATGACGTCACCCGTGCCCGTGCCGTCCATGCCCTTTGCTGCTGCGAGCTGCCAATAGGCGTTGGCAGTCGCCGGGAGAACAGGGGGAGCATTCCCGGTGGTCGCTTGCAGGGCGATCCAAGAGGAGCCGTTGTTCAACACCATGTCACGCACGGCGTAGGCCGTGGCACCGGAATAGGCGCCACGGAAGTTCACGCCGATTTCGCCGGCCGGGATCGTGAAGGTGATCTCGTAGGGATCGCCCGGTTCACCGCTACCCGTCACCACCATCCCGGCATTCGAGCTGGGAGCACCGGTAATGACCGGCTCGAAGCCGATCTCAGGTGCCGGCCCGGCCGGACCAGTGCCGTAGCTGAACGGCCCCGCCCAATCGCCAGAAGTCGCAGAGGCCTTGATGTAGAGATCTGCTGGATTGACGTCGATCGCCAGGAAGGCAAAGCCTGCCGGCCGCTCATTATAAGTCGCGAGGTCGGCTGTCTCGCCCGCCACGTCATAGCGGTAGAGCGTTCCCGCCTCCATCGCCACCAGAAGCCGCGACAGGATATTGCTGTTGGTTTCGAGCTGCTCGCTGAATGCGGTAGCGCGAAGCAGCGCATAGGCGTAGGTGCCGGTCGCGCCGGTCCATTCCAGAGCCGCCGTCGCCGCGGTGTCGCTTTCGATCGACGCCAAGGGCAGCGGGTTACCTTCCGCCTGAACGAAGATCGTGCCGCCGGCCACCTGTGCAATCGCCCAGGCGGTATCGATGCCGGTCACGGCCTTGCTGCCGTTGGTCAGCTGAACCGACCCGGTGATGTAGTAATCAGCCATACGATGGATGCCCTATGAGGTCGGGATGCCGAGGATGTAGTAGCGAATGCCGACGATGCGCGAAGTTGAGTAGTCAAACGCCCAGGCGTTGTTGGTGTACCGCTCCTGGTACGGGTTGCCCTCGTAGGTCCAGAAGGTCGCTTGGTTACTGCCGAGAATGCAGAAGCTGCTGTTCCCGGCGTTGTAGCGTGTCGAGTTGTCGTAGCTTTCGACGAGTCGGGCGGACGGAGCCTTCACCCCTACCCCAGCATCGGCGTCCGACATTACCGTCATGTATTTGACGAACGGAAAGAACCCGGCTCCGTTGAAACCGACCGTGAAGCTCTGACCCGTGTTCACCGCCGGCGGCGTGCGCTGCGACTGCGCGGCGATCGGCTGGTAGCCTTCGGCCAGAATCTGGATTGCCGGCCAGCGGCTATCGAGGACGATGTCAGCGAAGTTCGGCGGGTCGGCAGCGCCGGGACGGAGGAACTGGACGACGTCCTGCACCCCGTCATGGAACTGGTGGAACACCTTGTTGTTGCCGGAAGTCGGCGGCAACTGATCGTTCGACAGGACCAGGTATCGAACGCGGCATGGCCCCGACAGATTGTTGATATAAAGCTTCGTCCCAGAGAACCAGTATTCGCACCTGGTGTCGGTGAAGTAGCCGCTGACCGGGTAGGAGATGACACCATTCTCATACTGCAGCATGTCGCAGATCGTGGTGCTATCGACCGGATAGCCGACCTCTATCTCGGTAAGACCGGACGGCAAGGCAATGTCGCCTGCTTTGATCACCGAGAGCGGGCGTCCAGACGAGTCGAAGGCCAGCTGGGTCGGGGTTGCCGTCCTTGTGTCGTATCCCGGCTTTGCGACCCGACAGAACTCGTCGGTGATCTCTACGGCACGCAACCCGGGGACTGAGGGCATGGGGTCGCTGTCGAGCAGGGGCACGTTCGTCGCAGGGAGCCTCCAGACCACCAGTTTGATCTCATAGGACCCGCCATCGAGCGCGCCGAAGGTGTTTGTGTAGTAACGAATGCCCTTGCCCAACGGCGGGCTGCCGTAAAAGGTCTGGGTGTCATTGAGCCACCAGCCGTTGTTCATCCAGCCGATCATGGTGCGATAGCCAGGCTCTCGCCCACCGGGGTCCTCAGCGCCCTGGGTAAAGACCCTGAAGTTCTCAACGTATCGGTCATCGGAGACGCGCTGGTATTTCAGGTCGTAGACCGGGAGGTCGTAGGGCAGTGCGTCACCGAAATAGGCGTTGCGGATCATGATGTAGCTGAAGCCGGCGACAGATCCCGGCATCTTCTTCTTGTGGTAGTTTGTGTTGCTGGTCCCCGCTGGCCAATAGGTCGTCGAGTTCGGGGAAAACGGCGTGCTATCGATGCCGGCTATCTTTACGTCATTGGTGAATTTCGAATTGACGAGGAAGGAGCTTCTGTTGGCGTCTGGCTCAGAGAAGGGATCAATATCGCCTTTGGTGATCTTCACGCAGGGCTCGCCAACGCTGTCGATCCCAATGAAGGTCTTTGTCATGAGGATACCGTGATACCGTTTTCGTTGATTATGACGCGCCCGTCGTTGAAGTTTAGCTCCCCGGCGTTCACCAGGCCGATGTTGGCGATGTTGAGCTTGAGCTCCCCGTCCTCAAACACCATCGGGTAGCTGGCCTCTCCGCCGTCCGTGACGACGAACTGGTCGACATTGAAGGCGGTCCGGGACTTGATCACGCCCTCGTCGGTATAGAGCTCGATGAAGAAGCCGCTCTCCTTGAACTCATCCTCGATCTCAGCCTTGAGCAGGATGGCATAACGGACGGTTACGCCTTCGGGAGCCGCGACGGCCTGGAATGCCACCTTGCCGTTCGCCAGGTTATTCCCGAACTCGGCGATCAGCTCCTCTGTCACGGCCACGACGTTCGCGATGTCGGAGGTGATGATCGCGACTTCTTCGGTGAAGCTCGCGCCGAGCTGCTGGAGCTTGCGGCCAATGGTTTGGGAAACGCCGCCGTTGATCTGAAGGTTCTGTTGCAGGCGAGCGAGCAGCGTCTCGTTGCGATTGAGGCTGGCGTACAGTTCCGAGAACACCGCCATCACATCGTCGCGCAGATTGCCGAGCCCGACCTCGACATCCGCATTGCCGGCATCTGCGGAGGTTACCGTGATCGGAACGGTCCAGTTGGTTGCGCGGTCGGCGATCAGCCTGTGACGGAACTCGTATTCCGTCAGGTTCACAATGCCTTCTTGAAGGAACGTCACCGTTGCCTGACGATCGACCTGACGGGAGAACTTGTTCGTCGCCTCGGTCTTGATCCACCATTCGAACACCAGCCCGGTGACCGTCACATCCTCAATCGGAGCCCAGGTCATCCGGAAGGCCGGATAGGTACGACCATCGGCGCCGGTGGCTATTACCGCTATAACCGCCCAATCCTGAAGGGCGTTGAGATAGACCGGCTCACCGTTCGGGATCGGCACGTTCGGCGGAATGAGGCCGACCGAGGCGTAGATCTCGCCGGACCGCTCCTGCAGGGACAGGACGACATTGCGCGGGCCGTCACTGGACAACGCCCGGATCGAGCGGCTCTGGACGACGAACACGATTGAGCCGTAGCGTGCGGAATTCCACTGTACCCAGTCGCCGACGCGGATCGTCTGGAAGCGAGGGCGCAAGACGATGTCCGCGGTCACCTCGTATCGGTTCTCATTGTAGTAGATCGAGGCAAGCTGGTTCGCCTGGCGCTTCGAGCGCACTGTCGGGAAGTTGAGCTGGACGTCGCGCGTGCGGCGATCGAGCGCCACCTGTGTCGGATTGCTCTGCGTGTCATAGCCGGCCGGCGACCACATGTTTGCCGGCTCCGGATAGGTGCCGGAGACGGAGTTGGTCAGGTCTGCCATCGAGCGGCGCTTCTGGAACCGCACCGGCTCCGTCACGATCAGATCGTCATCGGTGAATGTCTCGACGATCGGCTGCTCAGTTCCGATGATCGGCCAGGAGCCCTCGACGCTGTCGACGACAATCCCGCCGCAGGACACCATGATGGATTCGATATTGTCGCCGTGGTCGACGTCCGCGTCGAGCAGGACCGAGCAACGGTAACGAGGCTCGCCGCCGGCGTTCTCGTCGCAGATGTTCGCGGCCACGGCATAGCGGTCGATCGGCAGGTCGATCGCGTCCATGTCCATGCCGAGGAACAGGTCATCGTTCCACGAAAAGCCGCGCCGGTAATTGTAGTCAAACACGACCGGGTTTTCCGAGAACTGATAGGTCGAGTAATCGCCCCAGCGATGCGCGCCGGACCCGCCGACAGTGTCGTCCTTGCGGAAATCATACAGGCGGGCGCCGCGGATCTCGAAGAAGAAGTCAGGGAACTGCGAAAGCTTCTCCTGGTCATACGTCAGGCGGGCGATCAGGTAGCATTGGCCGGAACCAACATGGGCAGCTGTCCAGCGTCCGAACGGGTTGGAGTTGGCGATCAGCCCAGGATCGGCCGCTGTCTGGGTGCCGTCGTAAAAGGCGAAGCTCATGCGGCCGGCGTAGTCTCCGGTGACAACAGAGTAGTTCTTGCCATTGGTCGTCGAGAGCTGCAGCTGTTGGCCGCCGGCCCAGATCTTCGAAAGGCCGTCACAGGGAAAGTCGGAGAAGACGAACACCTGCTCCAGGTACATGTTCGACGCGCCATAGGTGTTCACGTAGCAATCATGACCGGCGATCCCGACGAGGCCGCAGGCGACCTTGCGGCTGATGTTCTCGCCATACTCGCGCTCGAACTGCGTGCCGGATGCCTGCTTCTGCGACTTCTTCGCGCGGTCGGCCTGGATCTTGGCAACAACCAAACTGATGCCGATCCCGATCACCGCCTTGGCGATGGCAAGTCCGATCGTGCCGAGTCCAAGCGCTCCACCGATCGCGCCGACGATTGCTGAGATGAACGGCATTTATCGGACCTTGTAAGCGCGCTTGACGGACAGCACGGACATGATTTCGAGATCCGATCCGGTTGTGACCTCGACGCGCTTGCGGCCGATCCTGTCCACGTGGCCGTAGATCGTCTTCACCGCAAAGCCGGTCGAGACGAACACGCCGCAGGAGATCGCGCCGTCCCGCTCGATCACGCCGACGTCGCCGCGCTGGGCCATCATCGCAGGGATCGGCTCGCCTAGCTCGGCTGCAAGAGCCTCCTCCACCGTTTCCTTGAAGCCGGCCTTGCGGAACACCTTGTAGCCTTCCGCCTCGCTCCGGTACTTCTGGAGGTGCGGCAGGATACGGTTGCCCGTGACGGCCTCGATCGCGTCCATGGTCATCATCCAGCAGTCGGACACGCCCCATTGACCGGGCAACGCCAGATGCTTCGCCACAACCGCGTTGAGGCGCTTTTCCCAATCCGAAACTCTCGTCATAGGTGTACTTCCGTCGATAAACGTGATGGATTGCCGCAAACCACAAGGAGACCGGCTATGGCGACACGTGAAGAAGCAGTAGGCGCGGCGCTTGCGGCGCAGGCTTTGGCGTTCGTATCAATCGAAATGCTGATCAGACTAGGACACGGCGACTTGATCGATACGTTGAAGGCCAGCGCACTTGAGACGCTGGACGCCTCGGTAACTGAAGGAACGGGGCTAGACCGGGAAAAGACGCTGGAGCATGCGCGCCTTATTTTGATGGGCCTGACGGCGACGGCGAAGGCCAATAGCGCTCTAGGTGCCGCGTTACGTCAATGACGTGGCGGACCTTGCGGTCCACGATCTCGAACCGGTGGCCGATTGGGTCGGCGATCTTGTTAAGCTGATCAAGTTTCGCTGCAGTCTCTTTGTCATGGGTCATGGCTTACCTCAGGTTCTCGCGGCCACTCGGCCCCAGAAGATATCGACACGGCCGCGCTTGGCCGCATGCTGGAAGAACTTGTCGTCAGGCGCCCGCCGGGCCTGGTCGGTCATGGTGCGGTACCGGCCATTCTTGCGGGAATAGTCGAGTTGTCGCCCTTCGCACCGGGCGACGAGGATGTAACCCCGCTCCGGATCGACCTGGTGCTCAACGACATCAAGGTAACCGCGCGCGACGACCTCCACCTGGAGGAGAGCGCCTGTGTCGGGATGGAAGTGGGCATCCATCACGGTCACCGGCCGGTCGCGATAGTCCTCGCTCTCGATCTGCGTCAGGACGTCCGGCGTCAGCCCATCATCCGGGCTCTCAGCAAGCGTCAGTGTGAAGCCGCCGTCAGCGCTCGTGCCCGTGCCGCCACCAATGTCCGACACTTCGATCAGGCCGAACGGCTTGTAGTCGACACCTGAATAGTTGAACGGCTCGGCGCGGCTGATGAAACCGTAGATGCCGGAGGCGAACTGAAACCTCAGCATCTGCCTGGTGGATATCCGCCCCTGATCGTACAGGTCTTTAGTTTCAGTCGAGAGCGTCATTGTGCTTCCACCAGACGGAAAGAGACGTTGTAGAACAGACCGTCCCTCGGAGCCTCAAAGCTCCCCGGAACCGGGCGCATGACCAGAGCCGGGTTGGCAAATCGAACAACAGTGCCGGCTTGGGAAACCGTCGCAAAAGGCGGCGGCTCGATTGTGATCGTCCGGGTCGTGCCTGCGCCTGCCACTTCGGTTACGCGGCCGATGTGGTAGCGCGTGAGGCGCTCAAGCCCAATCCGATCGCCGATAGCAAGCGACAGCCCCGCATCCACGCCGGACACCGAGAGCACGTTGCCGCCAGTGACCGACACGAGATTGCCGGCATCATCCGCGGGGGCGTGGTTGTTGATATGGTTCTTCGGATACCGTGCGAACGGGAGCCGGAAGAGAACGCGTTGCAACCCCTCCCGGAGAGAAAGCCACCATGCCTCGAACTCGGCATATTGATCGTATCGGAGTGGCTTGGTCGTGAGGGCCACGTCCCATGCCGGGTCGTTCATCTGCGTGTAGTTGATGAGGCGCGCTCCAGAAGGAGACGCTTTCACCGGGTCGCGCAAAATCATGTCGGCCCGGACATAGCCAACATCCGGGATTTCACGAGGGTACGTGATTGCCATCAGATCACGCGCCTCTTCTGCGCATCCTTCACCGTCTGAACAACGCGGGTGGGCAGGTCGGCCTTGAGAGCGGCAAGCTCTCGCTGGACCCTGGCAAGCCCCTCAGGATCAGCGCCGGTGGCGTCGATGGAGATGGAGACCGGAGCAGATACAACACTGCTGCTACCCTGCCCCGCAGCGCCGTTCTGATTGGCAGCCCTCGTTATCCGATGGTTCGGGATGACCTCCTCACCGCCCTTGAACCGCACCAGTTCCGGACCCTTTTCACCGACCCAGGCCATACCTGGACGAGCAGCAGGTGTTCCAGCGGCGTAAAGGCCGATACCGTGCTTGGAAGGGAACGCCCCTGCCCCACCGCCACCGAACAGGCTACCAAGGAAACCGAAGATGCCCCCACCGCCTCCGCCAGAGCCTGCGCTGTTCACTTGGAACAAGGCGTTCAATACGTCATCCAACAGCTTATCAGTTATCCGGTCCAGCACACCGAGCGCGGCATCTCCGAAGGACTTCCACATGCTTTCGCCGTCACGGAGGCCGGCGCGGAAGTCGTCGATGAACCCGCGCGTGGTGTCCTTCGCGAACTCCATCTGCTCACGGATCTTCTCGGTACCGTATTCAAGGGAGGCCATTTGATCGGCAAGATTGGAAATCTCCAACCTCTGGGAGCCGGTCAGCGTGATCCCCCGCGCCTGAGCTTGGTTCAGCAGATCCTGTTCATACCGAAGCTTCAGCGCGGCCTGCTCGGTCAGGCCCAGCGCATCGCGCTCAGCCTGGAGCGAAGCGATCCGACGTTTGGCCCCATCTATGACATCTTCATATTTCTCGGCTTCGGACTTCGGACCCTTCTTCTTTTTCTTGTCTACCGTATCCATCCATTTGGCGAGGTCCTTAAGCGCAGCGGCACCCTTGCCAGCTGCCGTCGATATTCCGTCGCCAATCTCGCCGATATAGTCGCGGTTCAAAGCTGCTTCGACGGCTTTGTTTCTCGCTCCAATCGCGCCATCCATATTGCCAAACCCAGCGTCCCACGGCTTTATGGCGTCTCCCGTGTCGCCGAGCGGCGATATTTGAGCGCCCGCGGGAAGCACCTTATTCAAGGTTTTGATGAGGCTATCAACGCCGGCGGCAGTTTGCTTGATCATCTCGTTAACGCCTTTGATAACGGCGTTAACTGCCCCCTCAATCGCCTTCCCGATAATATTCCCCAGGTTACTCCACACAAACTTGATGTCTTCAAAGGCGGCGACGAATGAGCCGATCACCAGGTTCGCGCCTCGTTTCGCGACGGTGACAACGTCGAAGCCGAGTATCCTCGCCAGTTCATCCCTAAAGATGACCACCGCAGCAACGGCCGCTCCGATACCTGCGATGAAGAGAACGGCCGGGTTCGCGAGCAGGAAAGCAGCCGCCACGCCGCCCAATTGCACGACCAGCCGGCCAAGCCACGCGATGAGGGAAATAACACCTCCGATGATGGTGGGCGCGTAGATCAAGGCGATGGCTGCCGCCGCTGCGACGGCATAAGGGGCGATCTCGTCGAGGACGTCAGCCAAGGCGCGTAACGCGCTGCTAGCCAGCTTGGACCAGTTGACGAGCTGAAGCCCAGCCGCTGCGGCGGCGACGAGCCCGATGGTTACGAGGGAAAGAGGCGACAGAAGCGCCAGGAACGCCTGCGCAAGCCCGGCTACCGGCCGCTCCATCGCACTGAGCACCCCGACGAGTTGGGTGCCCTGCTGGAGGGCGATCTGAAGCGGGTTCATCGACATAGCAGCTGTAACCGCAATGTCTTGGAACTGGGCGGCGATGTTGCCAACGTTCGCCCGGCCACCGGCGCCGCGGTTCTGGTTCGCCGCCTTGTTCATCAGTTCGATCTGCTTTGAAGCATTGGCAGCTGCGGCCCCTTGCTGGGCGTAGGCTTGAGCAGCCGAGGAAGCCGCGCCGGTCGCCCCCCGGTTAGCGCCCGCAAGCCCTTCCGTAGATGCTTCGGCTCGTGCAGCAGCGCCGGCGAGCTTCGTCAGTTCGCCCGTGGCGCGATCGGCGCCCTGAGTGGTGACCTGTACGCCAAGCTGAGCAACATCTGCCATTGGTTGTCCTTTTCGATGAACGAGCGTTATCGTCGCATCCCCACGAAGGAGGATTCGATGCGAGCTATTCTGATATTGATGCTGACTGCCGGAGCCGCTGTTGCAGACCAAAAGACTGAAGCACTGCAACGAGCTGGCTTCATGATCGTCACCGCGTACAACTGCCAAGGCTATGAGCTGTCAGCACTGCCCTATGAAGCAGCAATTCCAAAGGCGCGAGCACAACTAGTCGCCTCCGGCTACAGCGACCGCGAAGCGGACCAGGCGATGGAAAGGTTCAAGTCTGTTGAAAACGCGAAACCAAACGCTGATGGGAAAGTCACCAAGCAGCTATGCGAAATGCTGCTCGACCGCCTGAAATGAAAAGGCCCGCCGAAGCGGGCCAAGTTATCCACATCAACTCACAGACTCGCTAGCTCGACTCCCGGTTGCTGCCGTGCTCTCTTCTCGCTGCCAAGCCAATAGAAGGAATGCACATGGCAACCAAAGAAGAAGTTGTAGCGTCTGGCCTTGTCGGCAATAACGTGGCGTTAGCCGCTATACAGAAGCTGATCGAATTGGGCCACGCGGACGTACTGGCCGAAGTTGAAAAGGAAGCGCTGGGCTCTATCGAGAGCTCCATCGCGACATCCGAAGCTATTGATCGTGATAAGACGCTGGAACACGCGAAAGACATGGTTCCTAAGCTGTTTACCGTGGCGCGAGCAGGTTCCTCGTTTCGCTCGATACTACAAAATAGTCAGCGTTGACGAGAAACTTCCCTTCGGGAGTGACCTTGTAAATCCAGTCGTCACGCCGCTTTTCAAAGTCTTCGACGCTCTCTTTGCGCGGGTCGTACAGCCGATCCGCGTCAAGCATGCCTATATTGGCAACGGACAACGACAACTGCCCGTTATCGACCGCCAATGGAGAAGTGACCGGCGCCGCGGCCATAGCCTTACTTGCGATTACCGGTGCAATAGGTGCGGCCAGAAGAGCCGCGAGAAAAGATCGTCTGTTCATTTCCATCTCCTTAATAAAAGAGGCCCCCTTTCGGGAGCCTCTGTTGCCTATTTTTCTGTTTCCCGCTCCCTGATCGCCTCAGCCTCCCGGTCGATCTCGGAGACATAACGGCTATCCATAGACCGCAGGATCGCCACATCCTCCCGCCGGAGGACGTTTCCGGTAAGTTGCAGCCAAGCCAGTATTTCGGAGGATGAGGCAGGGTTGGCGCCGTTGAAGCCGCTCGCCTGCCCTGCCCGTATATCCCAGAACCACTCCCACAGCATGGCGCCTTCATCGGGAATGTCAGGCTCCGGGCTTTCGACCTCGAACGCATCGTTTCTCTCCCGACGCGTTTCGCCGTCCTTGTCCCTGACGCAGTCATACCGGGCGACGACTGCTACGGCTTCGCAGAGCCTTTCCCCAAGCTCTTCGTAAAATTTGCCCGATCCTCGGATGCTGCCGCTACCTGGTCATAGATCCAGCCCGCTTCAGAGACGACCTCGCGGGCCATCTCGAACGAGAGGACCGGCTTTGAGCCCTTCCAATCGTGGTCGCCCCAATCCCAGGAGGCAATAGCGGCTGCCGCGCGATCGAGATATTCGGCCTCGACTTTGGACGACGTCAGCTTCTTCTTCCGGCTGGCAAGGAACTTGTCTGAATGCTCCCGCACGACCCGCTTGACCGCGTCGCTTTCGGACGATCGGATCATGAAGCGGATGCCGATCAGTTCGTCGGTATCCGGCCCGGTGAGCTTAAGCTCATGGAGATCCTCGGAATTGACGAGTTTCGAAATGTCCATGTTCAGTCCTCTCAGGGGATTTCGGCCGGACCGACGACGATCGGCAGCTGGTTCAGGCCAAGGGTGAAGCGCTCGAGCTCGAAGTCATCGGACCCGCCGCCGGGATACAGCGGCCCGGAGACGACACCGCGGCTGTAGATGATCGTGTTGGTATGATCGGCATCGGGCTTGTCATTCCGCTCGATCTTGATCGCCATGTTGTTCTGATTGAGCGGGTCACCGAACGTGCGAAGGATCACCTGGCCGGCGTCGTCAAAGACAGATGCGACCTCGATAACAGGGTCGCCGGCGTTGGCCGTGCCCTTTTGCTTCTGCGTGACCGCCTCGTCCAGCGTGTTGTAGCTGTTCATGGTGGAGTTCGCGCCGAAGTCACCGACGTTACCCACCTTCCCGACTTGAACCCAAGTGAGCGCAGCGAATGTGCTTGCGATGAGGTCATCATTTTGGGCGGTGGCGCAAACGAACACCTTCGTGCCCTTCTTAGTTGCCTTGTTTGCCATTTCAGGTCTCCGGTTCGAAGGCGATGTAGGGGATGGAGACCGGGATGTTCATCCGGTCCTCGTCCTTGATCGGGCGGGATGCCCAGGGCTCGCTGCTGATCGTGATTTTCACGCCAGAGGCGAATATCGTCTGGTTCTTGAAGCGGCTGATGACCTGGTCTGCGACTTCCTGGGCATCGATGATGGCGGAGCCCAGCGGCCACATGACGCTCACCTGTGCCAAGCCGACCTTCTCCTGCGGGTCGTCGCCCATCGTCACCTGACGGGTTCGGTTCGGCATAAAGTCGAACTTCAGGTACTTGGCCGGCTTGGTCTGCCCCGTCGGCGGGAAAGTGATTCCTGGCGTTGAGATCGGCAGAGCCGCAGGTAAGCCCTCCAGCCGCGTGAGCAGCGCAGCAAAGATTATTGCGTCTGTACCCGTCGCCATGTACCGATACCCTATGTCAGAAAAGCCGCCCCTATCGGACCGCGATGTTCATGAAGCGTTGCATAACGCGTGGCTGATGCTGGCCAACGAGGAAGGCGCGACCGAGTACGGCAACAACACCCTGAAGGCGGCCCGCCTGTCCCTGTTTACCTTCCAGATGACCATGATGATGAAGATGGAAGGGTCTACAGAAGACCAAATGCCTTCCCCACCTTCTCCGCATTCCGGTTGACGTGGACGCTCCAGTTCTGGACCGCTCCACGGACGAAGCCAGCCGGCGCGCGTCCATTCGCGCCATACTCCTGATGCCCCGCGTAGGCAGCCGTGTATCCAAAATAGAGGTCATCCTCTAAGGATGATCCCGCGATGATTGCCTCGATCGTGCCGAAGTCGAAGCTGTAGGTTCGGCCATCGACCGGCTGCGCGCCCGGGTTGATTCGTGGCATTGTCGCCGTGGATGCCATGAGCGAAGCCCACAGGAAGCCGGTATCGAAAGGCAGTCGGCCGCCTTCGCTGTCCAGCGTCTGCATTTCCTTCACGACGTCGGCGGCGCTTTGGTTCCTGACCGCTTCGACGGCCTCCGGCACTTTGTCCGCCCAGCCTGCCACGGCCGCAGAGAACGAGAGCGTTGCCATCAGGCGGCCCTCGCCCTGTAGCGGCGAAGCCCGGCCGCGATGTAGTCGATGTCATATTCCATTCGGCATTTGCATCCAATGCGATGACGGGCCGGCGCCTTCGGATCGTGCGGGTACATCAGCGCCGTACCGTCCGGCGCGATGAACGGCATGTCGATCGGGACGCCCGCCTCACGGGATTGCGCGGCGAGCTTCAGGTGTTGAAGCCGAGGATGCTCGGATCCGGAATGCTTCCACTTCTTGGTGACTTCCGCCGCTGTTATCTTCCCGGCATCGATCTGCTGGCGGACGGCATTATCGCGCACCGAAAACAGTGCCGTCCTGGTTTCCTCAAGTCCGATCATCTCGCCCCGCAGCTGCAGGTTCTTGTCCGACAGTCGGCCGATGATCTTGCCGACCATGGCGGCATCAACCGCCCTGCCCTCACGGATCGCCTTGGCGACGGTCCGGTCAAAGCGCCTGTCCCGCGTCTTTAGGTCGAGATAGGAGCGCATTCCGTCGACATCGCCCGACAGAAGGTTCTCGCGGGCGCGGCCGATGAATTCCACCTGGCGTGACGTTAGCCCAATTGTGCCCCCCTCGCGCCGGCCTGTGACCCGGTTGACCCGGCCGATCACGTCGAGCGCCGTGGAGGTCGGGTTCCTTCCCTGCGACAGGCCTGCCTCGAAAGCAGTCCTCAACGCCAGCCTCTGGTCTTGGGTGATGTTCGTCACCAGTGTCGAAGACTGCTCTCTGATCAGCCACTCTGCTTCCAGGTTGCGAACGCCGAACTGAAACAGCACCCTCGTCCCGTCCGGCGCCACCAGCGACGGCAGGCTCTGGACCATATTGATACCGCCCGCGTTGAACGCTTCGCGGAGTGACATCTCCAAGGCTGCGAAGGCTTCTGGCTCGAACTGCACAGCAGCCACCGCGCCCGCAATATCACCGCGCTCGAGCCGCTCCACGATCGTATTAAGCACGACGGACGACCGGATGGCTTCAATTGCTTCCCTGAACGCGGCTGCGACTTTCGGCTCATACTGAGCGAGCAGTTCCTCGTAGGTCACGTCAGACGCCCTTGGACGATGAAGACGACATTCGTGATGCCGTCGTAGTTGTTCGGGTCCCCGGCGATGACGTGGTAGGTCACGTCGCCGGCGGAGACGATATCCCCAGGGGCCGGCACGATCGCGAGGCCGACGGACGAGATGTAGACCTGCCGGTCCGCCGTCGTGATGTTCGTGCCATCGATGTACCGCTGGTCATAGGTCATCGGCACGAGCTTGGCCGGGTGCGCGGTTTTCGTGCCGTCGCCACCCTCGACGGGGTCGGGAGGCGTGATGCGCGTGACGGTGCCCGGTTGGCCGTATTTCTCAATCAGCCGGTTCGCGGTGGCCTGCAGGCGGGCATAGATCGGGTTAGGCATTCGCACCTCGCGAGGAACAATGACAGCTAGCTTCTGTTGTGACCAGCAAACCACAGGAGATTGCGATGACAGAGAAGAAGCCAGACAAGACGAGTGACGATGCGCGCACTGGCAAAGACGCGGACAAGAACCGTGAGGAACTTGTGAAGACGGCCGAAAAGGGCATGAAGGACGCCACTGGTGATTTGCCCAAGGGCGACGTCTAACTACCAAGGTCCCGGGCAGGCACGGCATCAGAAACGGCCACAGAAGCCCCTCAATAACCAGCAAGTCAGTAGCGGACCAGGGCAGCTACTGATGTGTTGCCCGGGGGGGCGACAAGGACGTTGTGTAAGATGCCGTCGATAAGTGCGTAGGTCGGCTTAGGAGTGATTGTAGAAGCGGCCTGGTATTCCGTCTCTTCTTCGATCGATCCTACCTTCACGCGTTCCGCCTTAATTTGAAGTCTGCCATCGAAGTCTGGCGCCAGTGAATCCGGCTTTGCCAGCTCGCGCAGCGCAGCTTCATATGCAGCTTCTTCGATCTCGGGCGGGACTTCATCGGCGGCGATCTCGTCGCCTGCCGCATCGACGGCATCAGTGCGTGGCCACTCCCGCAACTGGGTGCGACCGCCAATTTTCTTGCCGCTGAACCGCGAACGGTACGTGTTGTCGATCCAGACGGAAGCCCGGAGCAGGGCCGCCTGCCGATCTTCGTCTCCGCCGGTCGCAGCCCAAGTTGTGTTCGCTCGTGCTTGGTGGTAGGCGAGCGCCCCTGCCAGCGTCCCATAGTGGTCAGGCATCAGTTCACCTCTGCTGGTTGGAACGCCAGAAGATCGACCGTTAGCCACTGATCATCCGCCAGCTTAACGACAGCGGAGATGGCGGTCGCTACGTCGTCAGTCTCGTTGCCTTCGGCATCGAACAAGTTGGTTATGTGCCCCACCCGGCCGTCAGCAGCGAGAGCTACCCGGCCGGAGCAGTTGATGGCCTCGATCTCGGTCATGCGATCGTCTGAACGCTAGCCACCTCAGTGGCGTGTAAAGGGGAGGCGCAACCGCCGTTAATGATCCCGGAAGAATCCGCGTGGACTTACATCAAGTACAGTGCAAGAAGGATCAGCACGTAACTCACACCCTCCTGAGGTCAGAACATGAAGATCAATCGCATTCGCTTTCTTTTTGCAGCTGCCGCTTGCAGTATCGCTTGGAGTGGTTTGATGACCACTGCCGTCCAAGCGGAAGAGTTCTCTTTCACAGCCACCAACGGCACAAAATCTGCTGTTACCAAAGTACTTGTCTCTCAGGACAAGAAGGACTGGGGATACTTCGACATTGGCAGCGGCATCAAGCCAGGTACCACAGTAGATCTGGTATGGGACAAAAGCACAAATAGCGAAAGCTGCACTCAATGGGTCAAGGCAAACTTTGCCGATGGTAGCGAGTCTGAACCTGCCAAGTTCGATTTCTGCGAAGATCGACTTGAGATCGAGTTCTAAATTTACATAGGCCATGGTGACCGGTGACCGCCTCAAGGGCGGTCACCATGCGCTTGTAAATCAGCGTCACGGGAGCTTTTGCCTCAGCCCCGACGCTTCAACTCTGCCTCGATTGCAGCATTAGCTTCCTCGCCATTGCTGATCGGTTTGTCGCTGAGCTTTGACGCGAGGGAGCGTCGCTCCTGCCAGGTGAGATCGCGCCAGCCGTCGGGGATTGTCACGTCACCGCTGGCATCGGATGCACTAGCACCCCCGATCTCACCGCCCACGATCTGGTCAGCAACAAGCTTCTGCGCACCGGGGGTAATGGCCTCGCCCGCCTGCTCGATCGTCTGCGCCGGCTTCCCGGTTGAGACATCGGTATTGCTGGCCTTGATGCCTATGCCGCCGACGGCTGCGACTTCCGCGTTCGCTGCGAAGTTGCCTTCGCTATCAGCGAGAAGCTGTGCAGTGCCTTCCGGATCGGGCTTGGCAGGTTCGATTTCAGCCAAGGCGACCGAGGATCGGCGAGCCGCCTTTTCAGCCTGCTCCGCCATCTTGTCGAAAGCGGATGCCAAACGATCCATGGCTGTACCACCTGCCCGATTGGCACGTGACCGGAGGATCTGTGCGCGGCTTTCATCGCGGCGAGCGATCGCCTCCGCCAGAAGCGGATCATTTTCATGATCAGTCATGATACTTCTCCAGATTGAGGATGAGATGGAGAGGGGCCGAAACCCCTACCCTCAGCCGTTCGTAACCACGGCCACCATGCGGACGAGCTTCGGGTCGTAGACCCGCGTCCAGTTGGTACCGGTGGCGAGTTCGGCGTCGGTAACACCGGAAGCCGAAGCGGGCGTACCGCTGAAAGAAACGCCGCGGGGGTGCATTACCCAGTGGCGGCGGTACCATACCGTCTCCACGCCCTCGCCGTTGCCGGCAGAGGGAGCGCTGTCCAACTCCACGGGCTTCTTCGGGCCGCCCTCGCCGGTGGCTTCGGCATAACCGATTGCGCCATTGCCGAAGAGGTAGGACGTGTACTTGAAGCCCGAGGTGGTGCCGGCTTCACGCGGGCACTGATCGGACACGTAGACGACCTTGTCGTCCCACATGTCGAAGTCGAGGCCCGTTGCCGGATCCTTGAACTTCTCGATCGCGCGGGCAGCGCGGAGATTGTAGAACACCCGCGAGTGCATGAGCACTGCCGAAAGGGTCGTGCCATACTCGCCGAGCAGAGCATAGGCATTCGCTGCCACCTCTGCGTCGAGATTGACAGGCGTGGTCGCGCCGTCTTCGGAAGCTACGTTCAGCACATTACCCGCCATGCCCGAAGAGGCAAAGACGCCCTTCATCTGCTGACCCATGATGCGCTGTTCTTCCCGCACCCAGTATTCAGCAATGAGCTGAGCCACCGCGTCTAGCGGATCCTCCGCCAGCATGGAGGCGACGAGGTTTGCCGACTGCCAGCCGTTGTTTCGGCGGATTTTCCGGGCCATATCCTGGCCCTGCGTCAGCTTGTTTGGCGTGGCATTCTGTGCCGGATCGTCCGTCGAGACGTTCGAGTTGCCGGTCAGGTCATTCCAGAAGGGCATCTGGACGAGATCGCCAGGACCATTGGCGAAGCGCTGAAGCTCGCCATCGGTGGAAACGATCGGGGAATTGCGAATACGCGAAAGCTGCGCAATGCGCTGGATCGTCGTGGGGAGGAAGAGCGGGCCATAGATGACGTCGCTCAGGCGGGTCGTTGCCATTGCAAGGCTCCTGTCGTTTGGAGGGTGTGGGGTGCTTTAGGTTCGGCCACCCCACTGGGCATGGCCTTGCGATTGTTGGCGCCACTGGCGCCGGGCATTACCAGTACGGCTTTACGCCGACCGCCTCTGCCATCTGTCTGGCTTTGGCGTCGTTCTGGACGATCAGCTCCTGCTGCTTCGTCCGGTTGGGAGTCTTCGGGTCGAACGGATTATCGGTAAAGCGCTTGCCGTCACCGCCTTTGGCGTCGCCGCCGGTGGCTTTGGCGACGAAAGGCTTGCCCTCGTCCAGGCTTGCCCAAGTTCGGACGTAGTCGGTCAGCGGCGTGCGGTCGTTCACGCCGTCATCGGCAAAGACTTGGATCGCCTCATCGTCTTCAACGAGCTTGATCTGGCCCTTCTCCTTCAGGAGCGCCTTGGCTGCCGGAAGGTAGGTCTTGTCGATTCCCGCCTCCAGAAGCGCTTTCGTCAGGCCGTCGTCGACCATCACACGGCGGAGGGTCGTGTCCAGCTTGTTGGCGCGCGCCTCCAGCTTTTCGCGATCCTTTGCGAATTTGGCCTCCAGCTGCGTCTTCTGGGCCGCGAGCCGCTCCTCGACCTTCGGAGGCTCCTTGCCTTCTGCCTGGGTGCGGAGAGTTTCGTAGGCATCGGAGTCGAAGTCTTCCGGCAGGCCTTCCAGCCGGCTTTCGGCGGCCGTGAGCTTGTCACTGAGTGCGCGCTTTTCACCGCGGACGCGATCGAGCGCGGCCTTGAGCGCAGCGGCGCCGGGATGGCTTTCGATACCTTCTACAACGAGAATAAACTTGCCGTCCTTCTCCTCGTAGAGCGAGCGATACTGCTCCTCAACACTGTCGAGGCTGTCGATAATTGCTTTAAGGGCCACTGGCCTTCTCCTTGGTGAAGCCCGGTTACTACCGGACATGAAAAAGCCGCCTTAAGGCGGCGGTAGGTATGCAAAATTTTGGCGATAGCGGAGGCGAGATGCCCAATGATCTCTTTTCACTCATCATCACCTGCGCGATCGCGCTCGTGGTGCTCTGGCTCGTGTTCTTCGTTTTCCGAAAGCTAATCGGCGTGGTGTTGCTGGTCGCGCTGGCAGTAGGCGTGTGGATTGTTTGGAGCGATCCGGCGGTCCTCCAGCAATGGGCGGACGCCGTGATGGACTTCGTCTACCGCTATCTCTGAGGCAGGCCGAGCGCCGCGTTGCGCTCTTCCTCACTTCCGAACCGCTCCTCCTCGATAAGCTTCATCTCCGCCTCGTGGTCCCTCTCGGCGCTGGCGATTTCGCCTCGCTGCAGATTCTCGTAGAGCGTCTCGTATGCGATGGCACCGTTCTGCCACAGCGATACAAGAGATGCCGCCTGCTCCGGAGTTAGCGTTGCGTCCACGAACGACAGGTTCGGCTTGACGGTTACGGTGTCCGGACCTTGCCCGGTCATGACGGCGACGTGTCGCAAGGCCTTCTCCAAGCCTTGCGCACTGGCAAGCGCGATGGAGGTAAGGGTTGCCGTCTCCGCCGCAAAGCGGATCCGCAACGCATCGCCGCTCTCTGCTGTCTTATTCTCTGAGCTGTTGAATAACCGTGCCCCAGACTGGGCTGCGTTCTGGCGCTCGTCCTGGATGGCAACACGGTGAGCCGCGATGCCAGTGCCCGCCGGACCCACGTACTTTACATCGGGCGTTCCCTGCTGATCGCCCTGCTTAATGGAAATGACTGCGCCGGCGCCAACGGCGGAAGGCGCATCGCCATTGATGACGACAAGCGTCTCCTGCCCCGTCATGAACAGCTGCCAGCGATAATCAGCTGAGAGCTGATAGAGCGCGACCGCCGACCGGGCGACGCCGAGCAGTGGCGGCAATTCCGGCGCCAGCGATAGGTCACGAGCTCCCATCACGACAAACGGGATTTCGGCTAGCTTCGCATTGCCCCTGCCCGATGGAGTCACCTCGCCACCGGCGTTCATAGCCGCGCCGGTGTAAGTCTGGACGGTGTAGCTCCGTTCCTTCATTTCCAGCACACGAAAGCGCTGTTCCCGCTCCCAGCGAAATCCCTCTCGCCTCAGGCCGCTTTCGTCGAGGACGAACATCGACCGGTCATCGGCCCAGTTGATCAGTGCTTCGGCCGTGTATCCCGCAAGCCAGGGCAGATCCGAACCCTCCGTGGCAGCGTCAGCCAGCAAGGCATAGCGTCCGGTAGTCAGCAACTCCGCGGTTATACGACGGTGAAGCGCCTCAAGCGGCAGTCCGTCCTTCGTGGCCTTCTCCCATAGCGGCTGCATCGCAGCCGGCATTTCGATCTGCGCCTCAGTCCTGTGGATCACGCCGACCATGCCGTGAATTGTCGGATGAACGATCTCCGGGAATTGTGCCCGCTTCTGGTAAGCGTCGTATAGAGCCCGGCCGCCGTCGGCTTGGGCAGAGAAGCCCGAAGGTTGCGGCAGATAGGCCGTCCCAGCGCCTTTGACTTCCTTCTCTCCGCCCGTCGTGTCGCGCATCAGCGACCATTCATCGGCGCGTTCAAGGTAAGCTGGGTGCTTCGTCTCGATGGCGTCCGTCATCAGGTTCGAAACCTCGCATAAGCCGGAACAATCCCGGACTGTGGCTTGTTGGCCTCCCGTACACAGGAGGTGGCGACGACAGGCGAAAACAATCGAAGTGACAACATCCAGGCTCCTCGTCCGGGCGACGAGACCGAGCCCGGTTCCAAGCAATCCGCTGAAGGCATCTGCCCGAAGTGCGGTGGCTCTGGCGAAGCCGACGGCACGACCTGCTCCGATTGCGAAGGCCGAGGCACCATCACCGTGATCGTGGGAGACGCCTGAGCGCCGCGCCTAATAAAGCCCCTTAACCGTAGCGGATGTTGTCTGCGACTGTCGATTGCCGACGAGGCGGCCGAAGGCTCCTGACGTTGCGTCAACCTGGTCCTTGAAGGCGCCGCCCGGGAATAGGCAGAGCTCATCCAGATAAGCATCGTTCCATTCACCCTGCACGAGGCAGACGTTGCCGGCTTCGCACTGAGAAGAAAACGGCTCGGCTCGCGTGGCCTTGTCGCCGGTTTCCGGATCAGCCTTCACTACCCAGCCGGCAAGCATCGAAACGAAGTCCTTGACCTGAACTTTGCCGGCTTGACCCGGATCCTGTGGCAGGCTGATTACGACGTCAGTGCCGTCGGTCTCGGCAGTTGTCTTGATGAGCCGGCGGACGGCATTGCCTTCGTCTTGTGTGGTGACCACGTGACCGACCACATAAGATCCGTCTGGTGCCTTACCGAGCTTCACACCAGCCGTCTTCGCAGCGGTCGTTTTCTTTGTCGCTGCCAAGTCCCAGTGGCGCACCCATCGCGTCCCAGGCGGCGCCTGCCGGACGATCTTGCCCTCGAACCAATGACGCTTGAACAGCCCACCCTCGCGAGCCGTCGGGCGCTGCTGGTACTGGCCGGCATAACCATAGGACCCTTTGACGACCTTCAGTGCCTCAACCGCCTCCCGGCTGAAGCGCTCCGGCAGTAGCAGTTCGCCATCCGCGGTGCGGGGATCGACGAAGCCAATCCTGGTGGGCTCTCCCGGATCAATCATACGCCCGCTGCTTTTGTAGGGGCTCGGGTCGTATTCCATCGGCAGGCAGAGGTGCACATAGGGCAATCGGAGCTTCAGGATGGTTCCTGCGACGTCGTTCTCGTGTAGACGCTGCATGATGACCACGATCGCTGACCGCTCAAGGTCGTTCAGACGGTCCGAGATTGACTCCCGAAAGATACGAACAGTGTTAGCCCGCTCCACGTCGCTTTCTGCAGTCTCCGTCGAATGCGGATCATCGATAATGACGCGATCGCCGCGGCCACCGGTCATCGACGCGAACGGCCGGCCCTCACGACCTCCGGACCTGGTGTTCTCGAACTTCCCCTTTGCGTTCTGGTCGGATGCAAGCTGCACCTCAGGCCACAGCGAGCGATACCATTCACTCTCGACCAGTCTTCGCATTTTGGTGTTGTCGCGCATCACGTTATCCTGGGAATAGGACGACGTAAGATAACGCATGTGGGCCAGACCCGCCGGTCCCCATTCCCATGCTGGCCAAAATACTGAGTGAAGCAGAGACTTCATCAGTCCTGGCGGGCAGTTGGTGAGGAGCCTTGTGATCTCCCCTCTACTAACCGCTTCGAGATGATCCGCCATTGCCTGAAGCGGCCAACCCCAAACAAGATGGGCTTTCGGCTCGAGAACGTGCCATGCTTCGGCCGCGAAACCAGCCAGGGTCTGGCAGCGCGCCCTTATGCGCTCCGCATCCTTGGCGATCCTCTGCCGTTCAGCTTCAGCGGCTCTCCTCGTCCTCTCCGCTCTGATCGCCTTCATCATCTCCGCTGCCGGTGGCAAGCGGGCCAAAGAGGGATTCAAGTGCATTGAGCTGTTCTTCCGTCATTCGGGCGAGGTCGACGGTCTGGATGGGTCCACCGCCGCGGCCGGTGTGCTGCAGGGAAGCGAGCTTTGGATGCACATACGGCGCCGCTGCTTTCGCCATTTCATCCCGCCTCTCATCACTCGCCTCGGGGTTTCGCATAACCTTGAGCATGTAATCGAGAGGCGTAATGCCTGTCGCAGCGACCCGCCTCTGACGCTCCTGCGTGGCCTTGTTCGGCGCTCCCAACTTGCGGCCGGCTCCATCTCGTTTGCCGCCTCTCGACATGTTTGATTTCCTGATGCAGTTTTGATTGTTTTTCAAAGGAGGACATTTTGGCCCGCCGCCCTACGCTCCCAGAACCACAACCTTCCAGAATGACGCCAGATGATTTGGCTAAGGGTGTACGGCGCCTGCAAAAGAGACTCGACCAAGTTCTCTTATTTGATCCAGAAACCCTTGATCAGGCCGATCCCTATTCAACCGTCCGTCCGCTAGAGGCCGAAATCGAAACCGCGCTGAGTGAAACGTTCGGACACGGCACCATTGAGTACAATCGCTTTGCAGCGGCCAAACGCTTCGACTGGCCCATCGTGATGGGCGGCGGGATCAGACATTCTGAAAAGGTGGCTCACGTCAAAAAGGATAAGCAGAGATCCATCCAGCTCCTGCAAGCTGCCATCGATTTACTTCAGGAGCGGATCGCGGACACAGGCGAGGCCGGCCGCGCCAATGATGCACCAGTTGCCCGGGCAAAGCAGTCCTCCAGAATATTTATCGTACACGGCCACGACAACGAGCCGAAAGAAGCCACAGCTCGCTTCATCAGCGCGATTGGCTTCGAGCCGGTTATCCTGCATGAGCAAGCCAACAGAGGCAGAACTATCATCCAGAAGTTCCGGGAGGAGGCCTCAGACGTTGGTTTTGCCATTGTTCTGATGACACCTGACGATGCCATGCCCGATGGGATGACCCGCGCCCGCCAGAACGTAATTCTCGAATTGGGCTTCTTCCTTGGCGCCCTCGGCCCGGATCGGGTGGCCGCCATGGTGAAGGGCCAAGTGGAACGCCCGAGCGACTTCGACGGGGTCGTTTACATTCCCTTCGACCCAGGATGGAAAGTGGCGGTATCAAAAGAGTTGGAAGCAGCCGGCTATCCGGTCGACTGGAATATCGTCATGCGCCAGTAGACGTCCGGCAAACCGGGCCTTAGCCCGGCTCACCTTATCGGGTGTGCGGGGTCAGCAGCGCATTCGTCCGGGGTCTGCATGGCGATAGGTCGGAGAGTTGACGACACTTTGATCTCAGGACCGCGAGCCCGGCTTTCATTTGCCCTACTTAGGCTCCAGGGGTGTTTATCCTACTTTAACCATACTTGCTAATGAACGCCCCAATTTCGAGCAGGAGCGATACATTCGTTAACCGCACCCGCAAGGAGGACGTCCATGAGCTTCGTCCTAGAGAAGCAGCAGCAAAACGTATTGAAAGCACTACATGCGTATCAGGCAGAGATAGCCGAGATCGAGGGGCAACTTCGATTACGCGCTATGGCGAACGATGTGAGTGACCGCGAACTGGCTTTGCTCCGACGCCTGAAGGCCGAGAAGTCCGAAATACTTTATCGCTACGAGAACCTGAGACACGCGTTCAAGGCTATCCTTGGGGAAAGTTCAATCGCGGCAGAATGAGAAACCCCGCCATTGCTGACGTGGCTGACGAGACGGCTTCCACGTCCCTCCGGGTATATTGCTCCCGGTGCTTTTGGACGCCGGGGAGACCGAAGCCTCACGCGCAACGCGCTCGATTATCGCCCTAGTCGGCCCCTTGCGGGCGTCTGGCTACAAGGACTTCTCCAGACCCGTTACCCAACCACGGCTATTTTCGGCGGCCGTCGCCTACAGCAGGAAGGAACGATCGAGCTTTCCCGATCTTCACGAACGACTGTCCGGCTTCCCGATTAGGGCAGCATTCTCGCTGCGACCGGCGGCTGGCATTGGTTGCGGAGACATGCGTCGAATGTACTTCGACTTCTATGAGACCGGCTAACGATCGGTTCACCAGCAAACACGCTAAACTCCCCGGCCGTTCTTGCCATATGTTAATTGTGACAAACATTCGCATCAGAACGATACGCCGAGGGAATCCCAAAATGCCCGACCGAATTCCAGGAACCACACCCGCGCCTGCAACTGTGCACTGCTGGTCAGAGAACGTCCCCAGCCAGACCTTTTCCTCTCTCGAAAACGCACTCGCCTACTGCAAACAAAATATCGGCGAACTCCCGGCTATCGAAGTGTTCGTTCACTGTGGGGAGATCCCCGAGCCCATTATCAGCGGCGACGAGTTGGCGCGGCTCGTTAGGAATAAGCGACGATCCCTGAGTTAATTGCGGTTCAAGTGCCACCAGTATCCAGCGGCCAGTTCATGCCGCGCGTTTGGCCTCTTCCTCGCGGCGCTTGGCCTCTCGCTGCTTGCGAGCCTCGTTACGCTTGATCGCCCAGGAGAAATCCGTGAACTCGCTGTCGAAGTAGCAGGCCATCGGCTTCGCGTCTGGTTCCCTTGAAGCCGTCTTCTCTTCGATCGGCGCGTCGGCTGCGATGTTATCTGAAACATGCCAAAAAACAGGGGGTAGTGGCAACACAGCATTTTCGCCGTTTTGCATATGCTGGCTATGCTTGCTCACTACATGAGCTATTTCTTTTGGAGGACGGCTCGCGACTTCAGGCTGCGTCCTGACGATCTTGGCACGCCGCGCGGCGGCCGCCATTTTGATCTGACGTTGTTGATGGGCTTGCCGCAATTGGGCCTGATACGGCGTCACCGTGGGGATTTCGACTGACATGATGCATCCAGCATTTAACGTCTCTCGAGAGTGCTTTGCTCGATCGAGGAGATGATGATTGCTTTTGTTGAAGGCATGCGCGACGGTTGAGCCGCGAGGGCTCCTGCGCTTCTTCAGTGATGTCGCGATCCAGCCGCTTGGGACGATGACGGTCCCGTAATCGCTGGCCTGAAGATGATTACTCTGCCTGCCTATTTCAAGAACAGCGATCATGCTTCCGCCCTCACTCGCTCGACCTCGACCGACTTATCGCCCCGGAAAAGTTTCTCTGCCGCAGCGCGCTTGACGTCGCGGATGCCACCGCCTGCGATCTCGCCAGAGCACACGAGGTGGCCGTTGAAATAGGCGAGAACATGCTGCAGGGCGGCCTTGGTGGCTCCTAGCTCGTCCTCGAAGATGATCGGCGCGCCGCCCTCACCGAGGATCGGCTTAGACTTTGCGTCGCGGGCAAAGCGGGTCATGGCCCACCAGCCGCCGCCTCGTGGTGTGGCAAATCCGGCGAACTCGTTCATTCTGCTGCCTCCAATGCTTCAGCACCTTGTGCCGATCGGGCCATGGAAATTAAAAGGTCCCTGAAAGGGTCCGGAGTGCCAATCCGCGGAGAACTGTCAGTGCCGCCACCGCGGGCGCCCACTTCTCCGAGGCGCTTTGCTCTCTGCAGCCCCATGCGCTCGACCACGACCGGGTCAAGGTTTGCTTCCCGGTAGCCCCATTTCAGCGACGGGAGGTCTTTGACGCCGTAAACCACAATCAGGGTCGGCTTGCGTGCATAGTGGCCATACTGCCCTTGCTCGACGCAGCAGGTCCAACCGCCATGATAATCGGCCATGATCCAGCCTCCGGCCCGGTCCGGCGTGTTCAGGTCGAAATGTGGCCATGCCAGAGAACCCCATGGATGCTCGATCACGCCGCCATAAGTGCGCGCGGCGTGCAGCGCCGCCTCGAAGCAGCCACCATCGTCACCGAGCTTCTTGCGCTCGCCGGTGAGCTTCACGGTCAGTGGCTGACCGAACCACATCTTTCCCCAGCGCTGGCAAGGTGGATGGGCTACGACGGGCCACGGGCCGGGATACAGACGGGCGTCACGCTCCTCGTCCCATGGGTCGACACCGTCGAGGCCGTAGTAGGATCCGTTCTTCTGGACATAGAGCGCGGCAATCACCAGTCGCCTCCATCGTTTGGTATATCGATGGTTGCGAGACAGTAGTCGGGATCGGCGCCGCTGCCCCGGCTGTTATCGTATAGGGCTCGCTCCCCGTCCTGACGGTTGCGCATCACACAAAGGCTGCCTGACGCCGAGAACAACCACAGCGATTTAGGCCAACGGCGGGCCAACCGCTGCAAGGTAGCGATCACCCCTCGCTCTTCTTCGGTTGGTTCGATCTCCATCAAAACATCTCCTCCTGCTGGCGCTTCGGCTTCTGCGAGACGTAGCGGGTGTATTCAGCCTCGAATTTCACCGTCTCGACGATCGAGGGGTCGCCGAAGCGAACCTTGATCGAGGCGATCTCGGCGATGCCCTCGATTTCGGATCCGAACACGGTGTTGATCACCTTCCAGTCCTGGGTGGTGGCGGCGACCCTCTCCATCTCCTTCTTGTATTTCTCAGGCCGATAGAGGGTCATGATGGCGTCGTAGTCGGCCTTTGCCCCCTCGCCTCCGTAAAGGTCCTTGGCGATCGGCCGCGGGTTCTGCCGGCGGCCGCTCTCGCCGTTTCTCTGGTTGAGAATGAGCACCGAGGCACCGATCTCATCGGCAAGCGCCTTGAGCTCGACCGTGACCTCGCCCGAAATCCTGTCAGCCGAGAGCTTGTCGTTCTTCGGCTTCACCTTCCCGATGTGGTCGATGACGATGAAGGGCGTCTTGCCATTGGCGCGCTTCTTGATGAACCGGCGGGCATAGGCGACGAGCTTGTCCACTCCTTCCCGCTGGCACCGGATGATGTCGAATGGCTTGCTGTTGATCTCGGTGGCGAACAGAACGCACTTGTCGCGCTCGTAGTCGGTCATGAGGCGCGACGGCTCCCGCTGCTGGCGGACGCTGATCTCGTGAACCTGGGCGATCATCTGACGCACGCATTGGGCGGCGGACTGGTCATAGGAGAGGAACAGCGTCGGGTGTCCGTGGCTCACCGCGTGATAGATGAGCTGCATCGTGAGGCTGGACTTGCCCTCGCCTGACGAGGAGAGCAGTCCGTAGAGGTTGCCGGCCTCGAACACGGGCTCCGACAGCACCTTGGCAATCTCCGGCAGACCGATCGGCACGCCGAGGACGCCGTCGCGCTTGGCAGATGCCTCGAACATGGAGAGGTAGGAGGCGCCCGGCGATGCGATGGAGGTCGTTTCGCGGAAGCGCGCCTTCAACTCCTTGAGGCGCTGCTCCATGTGCTCGATCTCATCGGCAAGCGTGAGAAGGGTGTGGCCCTCGGCGGCAATCTCTCCAGCGATCTGGGCTTCACGGGCAAGCTGCCGACCGAGCGATACGCTCTTAATTACCTCAATGGCGCCGGCGATGTTTCGGCGAACCATAGGATCGGCGCCGAGCATCATGAGGTTCGAGAGATAAGTCGCGGGCGTGACATCGCCGAACCGGTTCGAGCTGACCAGCTTGGGCATGAAGGGCTTGAGCGAGACGGCATTGACGTGCTGTCCGCCCTCATAGAGCTCCAGCGCCTCACGGAACGCGATCTGGTGAACGCCCTCGGCGAAATCGTCAGGCTCAAGCCCGCACTCGATCAGCAGCGAGTTATCGTTGAAGATGCAAGCCAGCAGGAGTTCGGTTGCCTGAAAGGCATCGTCCTCGGTGATTCGGTCGAATGCGTCGCGGTTGCTTAGTGCATTCATCACGCCACCCCACATTCAACCGGAACGAGTCCTAAAGTGATTCGTTGAGTCGGGTGATTCGCGTGAGGTACTGCGTTATGACTACCCGCAGAGAAACGGCCTTCAGCCCCGTGAAATTCAGGCTGAGAGGCAGCGGCCGATACCGCGTTGTGAGAGACGCGCACGAGGCAATCAAGATCCTGGCAACCGAATGGCCGATCGAAAGCAGCCCTGCGATGTCCCGGGCTACTCTTGCCTGCCTCAAATCGTTCAACGAGGATAACGATCCGGACGATGTTCGCCGGGCCTTCATTGCCGCCGCGAGAGAAGCCCATATCGACGTTGCCGCATGAAGCTGTGGGGTTTTGATGTTCGATGTTGATTGGGACGTTCCAGTCTCGGTTGAGCTGCACGGACCGGGAGACCATGACCTGATTTTCTGTACGAGGGACGCAGCCGACTGCCTGCTCCACGACTGGCCAACGGAAGATGGTGAGAATTTCCATGAGGCGCTCCGGATGTTCATGCTCGTCCTCGATGGGAGAGCCGAGCCCGAAGAAGCCCGAATGGCTTTCGTCGCTGCTGCAAATGAAGCTGGGTTGCTGGTGATTGAGTAGGGTCATGCCGCGGCTCCCACGCCCACCTGCGCCTGCCGCTGCTTTGCCTGATGCGCGCCGGTGCGCAGATCCATGAACTTGCGCTGCATCCATTCGATCTGAGGGACGTCGCACTTGTGCCAGCAGGTGCAGACGCCGACCGCTTCGGCCGCGTCCTTCTGCTCTTCCTTGTTGCCCGGTAGCTTGATGCTCTCGCGATCACAGGCCTCGATCGCCATCTTCTTCCAGTCGCTACCCTGGGCGGGCTTTACGCCCTTGCCGTAATAGACCGGGCGCCAGGACGTGGCGGCGATGGTGCCGTATGGGACGCGCATCATCATGCAGATGCCGATGATTGCGCCAGCGATGCCCGTGAGCTGCAGCGCGGCGGGATTGATCGTCATCACGTTACGCTCCTCGCCCGTCAGGTCCGGCTTGCCCTTCTTTGTGAACTGGCGGACGCCGTGCTCCGGCCGTTCGATCGCGACGAAGTCGGGCTTGTGATCCTTCAGGAGGCGGTAGAAGAGGTTCGCGGCGATCGCGTATTTCTCCTCCCACTCGTATTCCTTCACGGTGAAGGTGCCGCATTGGATGGATGAGCGGTGGCGCTCGCTGTCGCGGACAGCCCAGCCGGATCGGGTTGCAAGGTCGAGGCCCATGATGATCATTGCCGCGCCTCCGTTGGGATGAGGCGATAGAAAGAGCCGTTCTCATCCGACAAGCCACGACTGCGCTCGCAAACGATCGACCAGCCGACCGGCGTGAGACGTTTCCTGAGGGAGTAGAGCGTGACACGGAAGTTGTTCGCCGGATCGTCTGGCTTACGGCGCGGCCATACCGCGGAAACGATATCATCCCGCGTCATATGCTTGCCGATAGGACTGGAGAGCGCTGTGAGAATAGCTTTGCTTACCGGCGACGTCTGGGCGTCGATGACGGCCTCTATAGGAGCCGCCTCTCCGATAAAGCCACCGCATGTCGGGCAGCAGAATGATTGAATGCGAGGTGCTACGTTCATTGCTTCACCGGGAGAGAGAGTGACGCATTCGCGCGTCTAGTTGGGCGGCCGGGAGGAGGATGGCCGCCTGGAGGAACTCAGTGGGCGGTGTCGCCGGCGTCTTCGAAGGGATCGCCATCGCTCGCGACTTCCTCTTTCGAACTTGCCGCCTCGATGCGCGCCATGATGTCGGGGATCTCGGTCTCGTATTCGGTCTTGCCGGCGTCGTAGGAGGCCAACCAGAGTTTGTCGTCTGAGCTCCCGGCGTCGTAGCCGGACCGGCGATCGAGGTTCAGCAGGCCGGCCTTGTAGCCCTTGGCCTGGATTAGCTGCTCTTTGTCGACCCTATCGACCTGGGCAAGCAGATCACCGCCGCTGGTGGATGGGATAAGGCCGAGCCATTCCAGGTTTTCGCGATCCGACTTCAAGCGATCGACCGGCTTCTGGTCGTCTTCACCGAAATGGGCCTTGAGGTAATGGTCGAACTTCTGACCGGAGAAGGTCGGATCGGCAGCCTTGGCGACCTTACGGTTTGCCGTCTTCTCGGCAGCTGCTTCCCGCCGCTTCGTTTCCGCCGCCAGTTCCTTGCGGAAATGGTAGGCGAACAGCTTCTGCCGTTCGGCGTCCGTGAGCTTCGTGTTACTGCCGGCCTCAGCCATTGCCTTCACCTCTGGTTTGCTGGTTTGGGATAGGTTTTGACCCTTGCTTTCGCAGCTCGCGCTTCAGCTTCCAGAGCCTCCAGCTTTGCTGCAATGTCCGCCACAGGAGCATGTCCGTGGGCCTCCTCTACTGCCTTGACCTCGTTTTGGAGCTGGTGGATGAGGCGGAGATTGAAGTCGAGGAAAGCACCGCGGACCCGGCGATATGACCGGAGACCGAAGTCCTTGAACTCGCCCTTCATGAGCCGCTTGAAGCTTCGGGGAGACATGCCGCACCACCCTGAAACCTCATCGAGTGCCTGAGTTTCATCACCCCAGCCCTCGCACCTGCGCCTGAACATTTTCTCAGCGAAAAGCTGAGCTTCTTCCGGGCTGAATGCGTCTACTGCTGACATTGTCGCTTTCGCCTTTGAGTTATTGGTTGCCGCCAAATGGTGAGTTTCTGACCACTTCATGGTTCGCGCTCCTGATAGCTTTGCCCCTGTCGGAAGCGCGGAGGATCATGAAGGAGTTGAGATCAAAGCCCGCCCGAAGACGGAGACTGAACGATGGAGAGAGCGGCGCGACGTGCTTGCAGGCTGGCGCGCCACCCTCCGAAATTCACAGGAAAGGGTTTCCCCACTCCTCAGGATTGAAATTGATGTGCTCGGCCTCGACATGAGCCCCGGCGATGTTGAAGAAGACCGCCGTGAAGATGCAGAGAATGCAGAAGATGACGAAAAGCGTGACGAAAGACGCGATCATGCTGAGCCTCCCACAATCGAGATGGCGCGCGTCTTCCCCCGGATGCGGCGGATTGCCCCGCGCTCGTCGAGTTCGTTGATGAGGTGGTGGATCGCGGTCTTGGACGCGAGGCCCAGGAAATCCTTCATCTCGTTGAAGGTCGGGGCCACACCGTCGTTTTCAGCGAGGTAGCCCTTGATGAAGACGAGAAGCTTACGCTGCCGCCCGGTGAGACCGAGTGCGGCCGGCGCTTCCGGCTCGAATGAGTGAGTACAGCACGGGCAGGTTATCATGATGCCCTTCCCTTCCGCCGGCGGATCTCCGCTTCGGCGGCTTCGCGGTTGGGAGCGGAGACCGCGCCGACGTCGGGATCGACGATAATGCAGGTGCCGTCCTGGGTATGGATGATGGAGCGAAATGGTGACGGCCAGTCCTGACCGCAGCAGAGGCAAAGCCCAGAGTTTTTGCTCACGGCGCGAGCCATCGATATATCGAAGTCGCGAGCGCGCTCTATCCGAGACAGCGTGGCCGGCGACGTTCCGACCCGCTTTCCCACATCGCGGATGCCGGCACCCTCGGCAGTGCGGAGCTCCAGCAGTTGAATCCCAGGCACTGTCATGCTCCACCTCCGCAGTCGTCGACGATCTGAAGGTTGATCTCGGTATGCCGGTGAACGATGACCGAGTTCCCCGGATGCTCCGGAACGATGTACAGCTGCCAGGCCAGCGGCGGCTTGCCGCGCGTTGCGAAGCCGGCCCACTGCTCGCGTTTCTTGTCCCAGGTGGTCGGACCGACCACGGCGCCGCACTCAGACGCGAGCCAGAGCTTGCGGTCGCGCGGGGCGCTGGTGATGTCGTGGTTCCAGCTCATGCGAACATCTCCATCTGCCACGGCTGGAAAGAAGACGAAGCCGCATGATTGACGACTTCAGCGAACCGAGCCGCTTCCTGCCAATCGTTGGCGCTCCTGCCCTGCTTCCGAGCTGCGAAGCTCCACGCCATACTGTCGGCGCTGTAGAGGTATTCCCGAACGCCGGGATGCAGCAGGCTCGTCTTCTTGACGCCGAAGCCATGCAGCCGAAGTTCAGGGCGAACCGAACGGATTGCCTGCAGCACTGCCATGATCGCGTGTGGGTCGCCCTGACGCTTGCAGACGGAGCCGACACCGACCCACATCCCGAACTTGAGCCGGTCGCCGTACTGGACAACATGGGTGACGTAGTCGGTCGGCGCGAAGCCCTGGAGCACGGGCATGACCGGCACCGGGAGTTCGCAGCCGAGCAGCGCGTCGTAGCGCTCGACCGTCAGCCGCTGGTGATCGGACATCGTGAGGCCGGTCTTTTCCAGCATCCACGGTTCGCACATGTAGTCTTGAGCAACGGCAGCAGAGATGTTGACCACGCCAGAGTCGTGCAGGCGCTGGACCTCGGCGGCGTATTCTTCGACCGTGTGACGATACCGGCCGTGCTGAGCGAGTTCGGTGAAGGCGCCGCTATCGACAAGGACGTCGCCACAATCGACCGCCTTCCTGCGTCCGCGCAGCCGGTTGATGCTGATGCAGGCCAGATCGAAGTGCTGGGCGTCTGCAGGCTGGTGAAGTCCAACATAGAATTTTACGGCTGCGGCGGTCATTCGGCGGCCTCAACCAGAACAAAATCGTTTGGCTGCACGAGACCGCCGGTGAACTCGGCGATCTTCCTCATCTGGTCGGGGCGCGGTACGCGCTCGCCGTACATCCACTTCCGAACGCCGGACGTGGACATGCCATCCATCACAGCAGCGAACTGCTCTGGGCTTAGATTTTGTTCGGTGAGGTACTGTGCGAGTTTCATAGCCTTAACTTACCCAAAGTGGGTAACATTTGCAACCCCAAAATGGGGCGAGACAGCAAATGGCTGAATTTGCAATGTTACCCGTTATGGGAAACAAGCTTAAATCATTGCGCGAAGAGCGAAATTGGACACACGAGAAGGCAGCTGAGGAGATGGGCGTCTCGCGCAGCCAGTTCATCAAGCTCGAACGCGGCGAGCGCCGCATGACGATGGATTATATAAACCTGGCAGCGAAGGCTTTCGGGATACGGCCGGCCGACGTCATCGATGATACGGAGGAATTTACCGTCCCGCTTATGGGCTACATCGGAGCAGGGGCTGAGATCATGCCGGATTTTGAGCAGGTCCCGCCCGAGGGTCTGGACCAGATTCAGGTTCCTTTCCCGTTGCCTGATGAGATGATCGCGCTCGAGGTGCGGGGGGACTCCATGTTGCCGGTCTACAAGGATGGCCACGTCATCGTCGTCTACCGCGACCAAAAGAAGCCCATCACTTCCTTCTACGGCGAGGACGCCGCGGTCCGAACAACTGACGGCCGCCGTTTCCTCAAAACGATCGTAAAGGGCTCGCCCGTCACACTTATGTCCTTCAACGCCGCGCCAATCGAAAACGTGGGGCTTGAGTGGATAGGCGAAATTTTCGCGGTCCTTCCTCGTTCGCAGCTCAGAAAGACAAGCCGCGCCGGCGGGCTCCAGGGGAGTTTGAAGCTGGGATGAGGATCATCACGCTACTGATGATTTTGGCATTCCATGGCTGCAATATCGTCGGTGCTCGATATGACCAAGCGACCGGCCAGCGATAGCGGAGGGGTACCACATTGGGCGAAATCGAGAGAACAGATCCTCCTCCGATGGACAAGAACGAGAGTATAACCCACGAGGAATTCACAAGGTTCCTAGTTGAGAAAGCGCCCGAGAAGCCGTGCCCCGAATGTGGCGTTAACGATTGGGGCACAAGTCAGATTAGTGGGGACCAGCGCGCCAACCCGGATCTTCAAGTGGCAATAATCGCAGGCGCCTGGACGGACAAGGTTATGCCCGTCCATACACTCAACTGCAGGAATTGCGGATACATCAAGATGTTCTCCGCCCGATTAGTGAATGACTGGGTGGCGAAAAATGGCTAGGGTGGGAGAGGCTTTCTTCGCGACCAGCAATGATAACCGCCAGTCGGCTGGTGGGGGCGCCCCTCCAGGAGGAGATGTTTTGGAAGCACGAGTGTCGGCGCTTGAAAAGAAGTTCGACAAAATCGAATCGAAGCTGGATTCGATCGGCAATGACCTCGCCTTCATAAAGGGCAAGATTGACGGCCTCCCATCGGCGGCGGCGATGGGCGAGATAAAAGGGCGCGTTGATGGTCTACCTACTCTGGGGAAGATTGCGACCTTGTTTGCGTTGGCAGCCAGCGGGATCGCTATCCTGAACAACTGGTCTGCAATCAAAACCGCCTTATTCGGTTGATCTTCACCCTTCCAATTACTCCCCTCAGAGCAAGAACAAGAGAAAGAGATAGACTCTTTCCGTATTTCAGCCTTTCCGTATTTCGTATGACAGGGGTGTCATAGGTGGGTATGACAGCAGTGTCATAGGTCAAGGCTGTAGACGCTCGATCGTCCAGGCTGCCGCCGCACCCTCACCCACTCCTCGGTTTCCAGTTCCTTAAGCGCTCTCGCAACGTGCCGAGGCGAAATACCCAACGCCTTCCCGATAGATTTCATAGCGGGATAGCAGAATGGCCGCTTCGCGCTCAGGCGCAGCGCCAGGTGTATCCCTACGAGTTTTCCATTTCGGCTGACGAATTCATTCCCAACGAGCACGCGCATCCAAGCGTCCCGACGCCGGAGCCACTTGCCCGTTTCCAACTTCACTTGCTGATCCATATGGCAGCAATAGACCTGCCCCATTTTGGGGTCAATCTAATATTCCCCATTTTGGGGTTGTAATCTTCCCCATTATGGGTAATATCCTCCTCATCAGCCGACGGAATGATCTGGCCTAGCCACGAAGAAACCGAAGGCGCCAGCGGGCTCAGTACCGAGTGCCCGCGAAGTTTCAGGATGGGGATCCGCAATGGCATTCGTAACCCGCTACCGCATCGAAGACCTTCAGGGCCGCACGCTCGCCAACGACTTCACCGATGAAGCCGAAGCGGTCGAGCTGGCGAACGAACTTGACGCCGATGTTGTCGAGTACCGCCGGCCCGGCTTCGACCTTCCCCGCCTGTCCCAACAACACCTGATGGCAGCGGAGTGACGGCCATGCAGAATATCAAGTTCATCAGCATTTCGGGCCATGCGACCGAGATCGCGAACCACGCCCACACCGCCTACTGGCGCGGTGAGAGCCAAGGCAAGGACGCGGCCGACTACCACCGCCGCGAGATTGAAAGCTCGCTCCGGCAGATGGCAGCCATCCTCGGCTTCCGCGTCGAACCACTCGAAACAGTCACCCATAAGGAAGCTGCAGCATGACTGAGCAGTCCATCGGCGCGCTTGCGCTCAAGATCGTTGACCCTTGGAAGTGGTGGCAGACCGCCCTCAAGGACCCGTCCAAGATCGGCAGCAAGGATCTGCCCGTCCACGACAGCGACCCGCAGCAGGGCTATTTCCGCGTCCGGTACGGCAAAGACAAGCCGTTCGAGCCGGTCGCGATCTGGAACGAAGACGGCGTCTGGCTCGCCTACCGCTCCGGCCGCGAGGTGAAAGCCGAGGACATCTGGACCTCGTGCTGCCGACACCCGATCAGCCATGCGGCCTACGAAGCCGCGATCGACGGCAAGGGCTGGCCCGACGATGACGCCACGGTCGCGGCCCAGGTGAAGCCGCCGGAGCCCGGCATCGGCGACAACTCCGGCCCGGTAGACGAAGCCGAGACGATCAAGGACCAAATCGAAGCCGCGCTCAAGGGCATGACGGCATACGACAAGATCACCGACGACGAAACCGCCGCCAAGGCGCTGTCGCTTCGAAACCGGCTGAACGAGCTTTCGGGGCAGGCGGACAAAATTCGCGTCAAGCAGAAGGAACCGCATCTCGAAGCCGGCAAGGCTGTGGATGCGAAATGGCAGCCGCTGGTGAAGTCGGCCAAGGCCGGAGCTGACAAGGTTCGCGATGCGATCGGCTCTTGGGAAACCGAGAAGTACCAGCGCCAGCAGGCAGCTCTTCGCAAGGCGGAGGAAGAACGCCGCGCCGCCGAGGAAGCCGCTCGGCAGGCAGCGCCCAACGCCGAGGTGATCGAAGCGCCGCCCCCGGTCGCCGCGCCGGTCGAGGTTGCCCCGGCTCCAATCCGAGCCGCCTACGGCAAGGCAGCCAGCGTCTCCATGAAGACCGTCGTCAAGGACGTCACCGACTGGAAGGCGCTCGCGATCTACATGTCCGAGCACCCCGTCATGCAGGACACACTTCGCACCCTCGCCCAGCGCGCGCTCGACGCCGGCCGCACGAACGTTCCTGGAATCACCACCGAACAGAAGGCTGCAGTACGATGACCGATTTACTCACCCCCGCCCTCGCCGTCGCCGCGGTCAAGTTCAAGTGGCAGAAGGGCGAAGACACCCGTACCTATGACTATTTCGTCCCGCACGGCCTGGACCTCGCCGCCGGCGACAAGGTCATGGTTGAGACCAAGCGCGGCGAGACCGAGGTCGAGGTCGTCGAGATCAAGGCCGAATCCGAGATGGCTTCGAAGCTGATCCTACGCCGCGCCGATCCGGCTCCGGCCGAGACCGCGCCTGCCGCTCCCAAATCGGAATGGGACTTCTGATGAGCAAGCGGAAGTGGGAACCGGGCCGGAAACTGACGCCGCTGGAGGCCATGGCCGAAATCGCCGCCGGCCGTCCCGTCTACTTCCGCCACAAGTGGACGCACAACGGTTGGGCCCGAGGGTGGCAGATCGCCATGCTGATCGGATGCGCGAACGCTGGCGTCATCTTCGAAGCAAAACCAATTCAGGAAAACGTGCAATGAACGCGATCGCCAGAACAGACGCGCCGAAGCCGCTCCTCGTCGAGATGGCGGACAAATACGGCCTCCAGCCAACCGAATTCTCCGCGACAGTGCGCAGCACCTGCGGGATGGCGAAAGCCACACCAGAGGAATTCGCGGCCTTCATCATGGTCGCGAAGGAGTACGACCTGAACCCGCTGCTGAAGGAAATCTATGCCTTCCCGGCCAAGGGCGGCGGCATCGTGCCGATCGTCTCGATCGACGGGTGGGTTAACCTCGTCAACTCTCACCCGGCATGTGACGGTTTTGAGTTCGATTTCGAGCACGCCGAAGACGGAACGCTGATCTCCTGCACATGCCGGATGTACCGCAAGGATCGCGGACGGCCAGTCACCGTCACGGAATATCTCCTGGAGTGCATCAGGACCACCGACCCATGGAAGATGAAGCACCGGATGCTGCGCCATAAGGCGATGATCCAGGCAGCGCGCTACGCGTTCGGATTCTCCGGCATCTACGACGAGGATGAGGGTTCCCGATTTGCGGACATGAAGGACGTCTCGCCTCAGGCGCCGAAGCCGCCGGCACCGCCGAAGCCGCCCGCGCCTCCCGTTCCAGAAGAGCCCATCGTCGACGCCGACGGCGTGGTGATCGAGCACGACCAGCAGGAAGGCGACCAGACCGCCGCCTCGTCCGAGGAAGTCGATGCCACCGTGTTCTTCGAGGCACTCGAGGCAGAGATGGCCCAAGCTGCGACCGCCGAGGACGTCGAGGAAGTCTGGACCGCCCGCGACCCGCTCGCTGTGTTCGAGGGAGACGATATCAACCAGGGCATCGCCAAGGCGATCAAAAACCGCCGCCTGAAGGAAATCGGAGCCTGATATGACCAAGGGCGACTTCCCTGCACTCCGCATGACCATCGAGGGCGGCCGGCTTGTACCGGCTGGCCAATTCGACGCCGAGCGGCTCAATAGCTACCGGCGCGGCACAGTCGTGTTTGTCCGCTTCACCGAGGAGAAGGACCGCGTCCTCGTCCGCAAATGGTGGGCGATCCTGGGCCTGGTCGTGAAGCAGTGCGAAACGCCGTGGAAGACGAAGGAGGAAGCCAGCGAGGCGATCAAGCTCTCGCTCGGTATCGTCAACCTGTCGAAGACGGTCGGCGGCCAGTTCATGCAGTATCCGAAGTCGCTCACCGAGCTAGAGGACCCGGAGATGGCCGAGGCGCTCGAAAACATGACCGAGCTCTTGAGCCGCATGACGGGCGTGGACGTCGCCACCCTCAAGAAGGAAACGGCCCACATCGGCGCCGAGCCTGACCTCGATCAATCCCATTCCGGCGACTTCCCCGCGCCGGATACCGCCGACGACCCCCGCCACCGCGTCGTCGGCCGCAGCAGACGAGAACAGCGCTCCCCCTCCCGCTGGCTCGTCTGCTGCCACCCTTTCCGACGCTGAATGGCTGCGGGTCGCCGCGAAAATGCTCTGGGCGGCAACTCACGTCACCGGCGACACGGACGCCGATCTGCAGCTCCTCAACAACCAGCGGCTCGCGGTGAGCGATCTGTACCCCGCCGGGACGCCGCAGCCCACCAAGGACAAGGCAGGATCCATCTATCGCCAGTGCAAGGCGCGCGTGACGCAGGAGATCGACCGGGAGACGCTGCGCAAGTTCGTCGCTGGCGTCGCCGGCATGGAAGAGAAGGACCTGGAGGCATGAACACGGTCGCCCACACCATCATCATGCGCGCCGCCACCACCGGCCGTCCGATCGCAACGCTGGACGCAGACGCTGAGACCTACCTGATAAACAACGGATATGCCGCCTACAGCCGGAAGCCCCTCATGGTCCTGACGAAGAAGGCGGAGGAATACGCACAGCGGGAGATCGCCTGGAACGCCCAGAAGCAGCGGAGGGCTAGATGAGCCGGTCGACCGACGAATGGATCGCTAAACACGATGACCAGAAGGTGCCGGATCGGGTCAAGGTCCGCGTCTTCGAGCGCGAGGGCGGCATCTGCCACCTGACGGGCGCCAAGATCGACCCCGTCCGCGATGAGTGGGACCTTGACCACAAGATGGCGCTCATCCTCGGCGGCCAGCATCGCGAGAGCAACCTATTCCCAGCCCTTCGCGGTCCTCACCGGAAAAAGACCGCCGTCGAGATGGGCGTCAAATCGAAGATCGCCCGCGTGAAGAAGAAGCACATGGGCCTCAGAAAAACAGAGGGCCGCGGTTTTTCGCAGCGCCTGCGTCAGCGCATGGACGGCACAGTCTACGACAAACAGACAGGCGAGATTATCAGGGAGGGACGGCGGTGACCGCTGAAAGCGTAAAATTGGCTATGGCCGAATGCTCGGCGGGGATGGAACGCTACGACGTCTCGCCCAGGGCGCGCCGGAAGATCGAAGCCGCCCTCACCGCCGCCGGGCAGTCATTTTACCTCCAAGGCGGATCTGCCGACGATTTGCGCGAGGTCCACCTCGGCCAAAATAAGAAATTTGAGCCCGGCATAATGGAAAAGGGTCCGCAACGCGGACCCTTCCTGACAGAAGCAGACAGAGGACCAGTCGCCTGCTTCGTCCGGTCAACAGCACGCAAGTGGAATAGTTCCGTCAGATCCCGGATTTGTCTAACTCGGTCTAGCAAGGAACGCTTCGGAATAGTGGCTGAAGCCGATGCCGGCTTAAACCGCACAGGTTTTGTGGATCAACGCGCAATCCGCCTCGCGTCTCAAATCCGAAAATTCCAATCACTTTTTGAAGGTGCGGCATGACGACCGACAAAAAACCGGCCCCCGAGATGATTCAGTCTTCATCGTTTGGCATCGAAGATCGTGATCGGAACGCCCAGAGCACTGCGGCTGAGACAATCACTACACAAATTATGAAAAGCAGTATGTATGTACCCAAAATTGATCCCCCTAACGAAGATCAACTAGAAGGAGGCACGAAAGTTCCTCCACCATTGAAACGGAGGTGCAGATCAGCGACTGAAGATTACTGCTCCATCCGCGATCGCAATTCCCGCGCCATCTTCGATCCTGGCCAGACCAAAGGCCTCCGAGGCTCTAAGCAGACGGTGACAGACTGGCAGACGGACGCAGTCATGCGCGTGCTCGGATTCGCTTGCAGACCTGTGGATAACAGGGAAAGCGGGGATTGATGGCGAAGCTATCTGACGCACTTGCATATCCTCCTCGGGGCATGTCCCGGGAGGAAGCTGCTCGCTATGTCGGCGTCGGCACCACAAAGTTCGACGAGATGGTTGCTGACAAGCGGATGCCGAAGCCGCGCAAGATCGACGGTCGGGTCGTATGGGACCGCATAGCCCTCGATGCGGCGTTTTCGGATCTCCCGTCCGACGGCGGCAACATGATCGACGAGATATTGTCACGGCGCGGGCTTCATGCCTAACAATGCCTATGGAAGAAGAAAAACGCCCCTACCTGTCGCATTTCCAGGACCGCCACGGGAAGACCCGTTGGCGGTATCGTCGTGGAAAGGTGACCATCTCTCTCAAGGGAAGCCCGGGCGAAGCTGAATTCGAAGAGGCGTATCAAGCCGCGATCGAGGGACGGAAGCCGCGGACAGCGGAAGTCTCGAAGATGCCGGGTGCCGCCGCGCCAGGCACATTCCGCGCCGCTTGGACCAAGGTGAAGCGAAGCCCTGAGTGGATCGCCCACGATCCAGCGACGAAAGCGAAGAACGTGAGGTTGGCTGAGGAATTCCTCGAACTCCCCATCGTTGAGGGCCACCCTGAGCTATGGGGCGATGTGCCGATCAAGGACCTCAAGCGCCGTCACGTCAAGGACATCCTCTCGCATTTCAGCGCCACGCCTCACAAGGCGAAGCACCTTCTGGTAACCATCCGGAAGATGATCCTGGTCGCGCTCGACGAGGAATGGATTGAAACGGATCCGACGTGGAAGCTCAGTTACCGGCCCGAATACAAAGGCTGGAGAGCCTGGACCGATTCGGAACGTGCAATGTTCGAGGCCCGGTGGCCGATCGGATCAACCCCGCGAACGGCCTACGCCTTGGCGCTGTGGCTGGGGAACCGTCGGTCTGACGTCGCTCGCCTGAAATGGGAATGGTTCGATTTCCGCAAGGGAAACGTCACACTGGTGACGAAGAAGGGCGACAAGACGCTCGTCCTGCCCATAACCCCAATGCTTCGCGAGACGCTAGCACCGCTGTCCCGCGACACGGAAACCGTCCTCTTGACCCAATACGGTCAACCGTTTTCGGAAAAGTCACTCACAGGGAGAATGGCCGACTGGACCCACAGCGCCGATCTGCCCAAGGGCTGCACCATGCACGGACTGAGGAAAAGCCTGGGGAAAATGCTGGCCGAAACCGGTGCGACCACCCGTCAGCTTATGGAAACGCTCGGCCATGACGATATTGAGCATGCCGAACTTTACAGCAGAGCAGCCGAGCAAGAGCGGCTCGCGCGTGACGCAATGACGAAAGTCACCAAGCGATATCAGACGAAAAAACCGAAGGGCTAA